GTTTGCCCAATATAAATGCCGACCTCTTTTTTGAGCAGCAACTAAAGGTTCATAATATGGAGTTACATTTTCTACTACATATTTACCTTTAAAAAAATTGTCTAAAAAAATAATTTCTTCATATAATTTTAAATCAGGATATAAGAACTTAAAATTTTGTCTTGTCTTTTGTGTTATTCTTACTTTACTATGACTTGGACAGGGTGGAGAACTCCAAACAAAATCAAAGTTTTTAAAGTTATCTAACAAGTATTGGTGTGCATCTGCAACTATTACTTTATCATTTGGGAAGCGTTCCTGATATAATCTTGCTGCTTCTTCATCTAATTCAACTGCAGTTACTTCAATTTCAATGTTAGCTTCTTTTGCTACTTCATCCCACTTGTATCGGTTACCACCTAAACAAGCATATAAATTTAATATTTTCATATTTTTATGTCTTTTAATATATCGTATAAATCACCTTCAACTTGCGGTAAACCAAAATTGTTAACTTTAAAATTAAAATCTTCAAAACTTGCGTTTCTACTTCTTTTGCAGCTTACTTTAACAAGTTCTTTATTTACTGTGTTTAGTTCTAATTGTATTTGTGTTTCTGCTTTCTTTTCCAAGAACGATCCTAAATGTCCTGTTGGTTTATCAGTTCCGAAGTTTGAGTGAATAACAGTAACTATATGACAATTTAATTCTTTTGACCAACGCATTAAATGTTGTGCTACTTCACTTGCTTGTTCTATGCTATTAACATCGGAACATAAATCTGCAATACCATCAATAATAACCAAACCAATATCTTGACCTTCTAATTTATCGTAAAGTATGTATTCAATAAATAAAACTCGTTCTTTAAATCCTAATTGTCTTAATGCGTAAGTATGGTATTTATCATCTTTTAAACCTGTCATTTGTAATGGTCTTTTAAAAACCATTGAAGCGTGAAAATTTCCTTGCTCGGTGTCAAAATGTATAACGTGTTTATCTTGTCTGTTACCTCTTAATTTACCACCAAAGCCCTGTAACTCATTTTTCATATAAACTGCGCTTAAAAGCGATATAAAGAACGTTTTTTTTGATTTAGGTGGTGCTTGAATAAAACTAAAGTTGCCATAAGTTCCAATAGGAATTGGATATGTTTTATAACCATCTTTTGTTTCGTATTCTTTTTCACCAAAAGACAAAGCAGGTATTGGATATTCTATTTCTTTTTCAGGGTTAATGTAGCAATCTTCTTCAAGCACTTGCATCATCATTCTATTGATTGTTTCTTGTTCTGTCATTGTTTATATTTCAGATAATAATTTAAACATTTCCTTATTATTTTTTAAAAATTTAGTTAATTTACCTTCTTTTGATTCTGTTAACTCAAGCAAATCTTTTGTTAAATAATCATCTTCTTCAATTTCTTTAAGTTTATTAGTATATGGAACATAACCAACAATACTTGGAACTTTTTTATTATGCTTAGGTAAAAAAATATTAATAAGAATTGTTTCTAACTTTTCTTTTGAATAAAACATTGTTTCATCTTGTAAAATACAAATAACATCAAAATCTTTATCTTTTTTATGTGTCATTATTCTTCTTGATAAACAATCAGAAACACCTATATAAATAATTTCTTTGTTTTTAATTAATATATATAATCCACTTTTATCTTCATATTCATCAATTTTATATTTTTTACCATAAAATTTATAAATAAAAGCATTTTTTCTAAATATATCTATTTTCATAATTGTTTGTGTAAAAAAGGGTAGCTTTTACACTACCCAATTAATTTAGAATGGTAAATTATCATCTACCAATACTGCTTGTTGTGTTGCAGTTTCTTTTTTTACTGCTTTAATGTTTCCATCAGTCCAAACAACGTTCCCGTTTCCAAGATATGCTTTTGTTTTCTTTGCATCTCTTTCTTCTTTTGTTTGTGAATCATAAGCAGAAACATTTTGCCCAAATTGATTTGCTTCATCGTTAATGGCTACTGTAAAGTTAAAATATACAGCACCATCCTTACCCATTACAAACTTTTCACGAGGCAATTTGTCAACTCTAATACTTAAATTTAATAATGAACTCATAATTTTTGTAGCACTTATCCTTGCAATCGGAATTAAATTAATTTATTACTTTTTCTAATATTTTCAGAAGCCCATAATGGTTGAAAATTTGTGTAGTGATTTAATTTTATAATTTCTTCTTCGGTAGTTGCTAAACTAATTGGATAAATATGGTCAAGATGCCATTCGCCATAATTTTCAAATGTCATACCATCTTTAAATTGTTTTTGCAAATATAAAGAAAATTCATTAATACTACATCCAAGAATTTCTTCTGTTTTATTTGATTTTTTATAAGTGCCATTACAAGCCCTATAAAAAGAACATCTTATTAAATTACTAATACTACTTTTAAATTTGAAATCACTATTATTTTTTAACTTATTTAGAATATAAGCTTTTTTTGTTTCATTGTATTTTTCTCTATTTTTTAAGTAGTTTTCTTTTGACTTATTTATAACGTGTTCTTTATTATTTATATAATATTCTGTTTTTTTAAGTTTAACATAATCTTGGTTTTTTTCTCTCCAAGATTTATTACTTAATTTTTTACGTTCCTTTTGTTCAATAGTCAATTCTTTTGGTTTGTAATTAGATTTAACACAACTTTTGCAATATATTTTATATCCATCAGGTCTATGTTTATCTTTTGTAAAATTTTCAAAAGATTTTTCTATTTTACATTTAGAACAAATTTTCATTTTATTTAACTTTTAAAAGTTCTTGTTTTGTTTTGGCTGCTAATTTATACTTTTTTTCGATAACTTCAATAGTTCCACCGCTTTTTAAATATTCAATAGCTTTTGTAAATTCAGGTGTGTTAACATTTAACCATTTTTGTTCATCTTCAGTTGTCGCACTTTTTGCGTTATCTCGTCCGTGTGTATTAGTTGCATCAGCATCTTGCGTGTCGTCAATTAAAAGTAAGTTACCTAATGCGTATTTTTTACCATAAGAAGAAGCAGAACCATATTGTTGAGGTACTTGCATTCCTTTTTGTTGCAAATCTACTCCTACTATTGCAATAGCTTTTATAACGTTAATTCCGTTATTGTCAATAATACTTGCAGTTGATTTCAATACAGGTGGGTTTTCACAAATTAAACTTTCGTTAATAGTAAAAGATACACCATATTTTTCGTTGTAAGGTTTTAACGCTTCTAAAATATCTTCAGCAGAACGGAAGTTATATTTTCCAAAAGAATTAAACTTTGATTTGTTAGCTTTAAATTCTACTTGAATTTTAGATAGCTTTTCGTTTAATGTTAAATTTTTCATAATTCGTAAGTTTTTTGTTTAATAATTGTTTTGTACTCTTGTGGGCAATCTTCGTCACATAATTCAAATATATGTGCTTTAACATCATTTAATTTTGTTTCAAGTTCGCAAATACGTTTTTGTAATGCTTCAACTTGAAATCTTTGGTAGTCGATTAAATCTTTCATTTGTAATTGTTTTTAATTATGAAGCAAATATATAAAGAATTTTAATACAAAAATAAACATTAACATTTCATTAACAAAAAAAAAGAGTAGTCGCTAAACTACTCCTTCTTCAAACAATTAGAAAACAATCAGAAATTATAATGTAATTTATAGAAATTCTTTTAATTTATCTTTGTAGTGTTGTATCATATCTTGCAAATCATTATCAGATAATTTAACTGTCTTTTTAGATTCAATTAATAACTGTTCTGCAAAATCATTACCAAATTCTTTATTTAATCTTTTGCCAAACTCAAACTGCAAACCCTGATTTCCGATATTGCACCCATAACATTGAACTTGCACGTTATATTCGTTCCAACGTGTTGAATAATGCCTACGTGATGCGAAATGACCTGCTTGTTGCTTTTTGTAATGATCTTGTTTACCACAAGTATAACATTCAGCTATTTCATCTTTAGCATAACGCAAACGTATGTACTGCGAAAATACAGTATCTAAATTCTTTACTAAAGTTGAACGCTTTACTTTCATTGATACAAATATAAGCATTAGTTATTAACAAAGTAGTCAATAAGTTAATTTGTAAATGTCAAAAAAAAGTTGTAACTTTGCCTTGTTCTTAAAAACAAAATAAGTATTTAAAACTAAAAAAAATAAATACCAAAAACAAAAAATGTTTTCAAAAACAAAATAAGTGAAGTAATTGTATAAGGGGGTAGTTATTTTTAAAAAGTAAATTTCTTTAAAACTGCAGATAAAACAAATAATATAACTAAAACTATTATTAAGCGATTAGCAAGTATTTTTATAGTTTCTGAGTAATCTACTTCTTTAGTTTTTTTTTCTTCTTTAATTTCTATATTATTAGCTTGTTTTTCTTTAACTATTTCTTTTGTGTTATTATAAATAACCCTTGTGTTATAAATAGTATCTTTTCCTATTAAAATAGGTTTGTCTAAATCTACCGGTTCAAGCGTATAACTATTAGAGTATTTTGTTGCATCAATTTCAGTTGTACTATTATCCTTTACAACTGATTCTTCAGAACTCTTTTTAACTACACCACAAGACGTTAAAATTAATAAGATAAGTAAATATACTATTTTCATATAAAAGTGTCTTAAATGTCTTTATATTCGCTTTTAGCATCAAAACTTGGACACGCTTTAGCTACGTTTTTGAAATCTTTATGACCTTGAACAATAGCATTAGGAAATTGTTTTTTAGCTTGTTTAACTAAATACAATAAACTTTCTTTTTGTTTAATTGTACGTGTGTCTTTTGGTCTACCTGATTCATCTATTCCACCAATGTAACTAAAATGTATTGATTCAGAGTTGTAACCTTTAACACCATTTGTTACTTGTTCGTATTTAGCCAATTCGTGAATAACACCATTAGCATCAATTAAACGATGATAACCTACAGTTTTCCATTTTAAAGTATTTTTCCAATAATTTATAATAGCTTCTTTTTTTGTATTTGGTTGGCAAGCTGTGCAATGAATAACTATGTATTTAATCTCTCTCATCATTTTTTTTATTTATCAATTCAATAGTTTTCATTATTGTATAAATTATAGACACACACAATAAAAATATTTTTAGCGTAGATTCTACATTAGAAAAGCTAATTGCCATAGCAAGTGAATTTAGTCCGTATAGTTTCAAATCGTTAATTGACATTTTTAGCTTTCATTAAACGTTCAACAATATTTGTAACTCCTTCGATCGTAATGTAAGAAGTTCCAATAATAACCCAATCAGTAGAAGTTATAACACCTGAGAATAAACCTGCAGATGCTACTACAAAAACTGTTAATTTACGACTTACCCACTTGTTAAGGAATAAATCTATTTTTTCTTTACTACTCATTGATTATTTTATCAAAAGGATATATCAAATCGCTAACAACTTCATAACCTGCAAAAGTATGTTTAGGATTCTTAACCTCAATAGCATTATCAAACACAATTTCGTTTTCACTCATTACATCGTAATGGTAACCATCAGCGTAAACAGGTGCAGTAATTTCTTTAAAGTCACTATCATAAGTTCCGTTCTCTAAAACTATTAAACCTATCTCTACAATAGCTTGTATACCTTGCCCGTAAGACAAGATAATTTCTTTGTCAAGGTTTTCTACTTCTACATAAACTTTCTTTGCTAATAAATCAGCTATTGCAGTTTCTTTGTCTGTGTATTTTAATTTTGATATGTTCATTAGATAGTTGTTAAAGTTGCTAACTCAGTATTCGTTAATCTTGTTTTCCAAAGTGCAGCAGATTTTATGTTTTTTGTCATATTTCCAAAACCTGAAACATTTTGAGCAATAGAAAAATTAGCACTTGTTGGTGGTGCTGTTGCGTTTGTATCTGCTAAAACTAAATTACCGTTTAAATATGCTACATATTGACCTGACTTATAACCTAAAGCAAGTTTTTTCCTACCGTTTGTTGTTGCAATGTCAGTATAAAATGCAAGTGTACTACCATTAAAAACTACCCATCTAAAAGTATTATTAAAATAATCAATGTAAATAGCATCAGTATTAGCACCATCACCTACATAAACAAAAAAATCATTTGTAGAACTGTAACCTGTTCCATTAAAATCAATATCAACAAATACAGTCCCCTCAGTCTGACCTATTAAACTACTTATTCCTGTTTTAGAAATAACATCAGCATTACGAGTAACTGCACTTGCTACTGTAGGAATGTATGAAGTAGCGTAACTTCCTAATTCTAATTGAGCACCCCAAATATTAAACGTTTCATTTGCACCTGTAAAAAATACTCCGGGAATTAAATTAGATGCATTTCTAATATCAATATCTACTATTGCACCAACAGCATTACCTTTACCTGTTACAGATATTTTTACCCAACCATTAGCAAAAGTTTCTATTTTAGTTCCTGTAAAAGTACCATTCGGTGCTCCACTCGCAACTAAAGTATTTGTATTTAAATCATACGTTGCATAAGCACCAAAACCTGTAGTAATACCTACATAATAAATAGCTACTGCAATATATCTACCTGTACCCTTTTTTACAAAATAAGAAAATGTATAATCTACATTTGGCGTAATTACAAATACATTACTATATACATTATGCTCTTGATTGTTTGTGTCAGCAGATATTAAATCAGCAGTTGTAGTCCCATCGGGAGAAGTAGTATTATTAGCGGTTAAAGCAACATTATTTTTATTCCAATTACCATTATCAAATAACTCAGAGTAAGTAGCTATATTAGTTCTCTGTGGCTCTACCAATATACTCGGACAACTTCCATTAGTGTAATCAATACGAGGTACGTTTAATCTATCAGTTGTAGGGAAGTATTCTTTTGCTGAATAATTTTTAACTAATTGTGCATTTTGAATATAAATATAATCTCCCGAAACAGAATTACTACCACCTACAAAATCAGGAGCAATTAAAAATCCATAACTCGGAAAGGATGCAGCCGATACCGCAACCGAACAATGATACCAACCATTACCAACACTTTCAATAGTAGGAGTAAAAAACGATGTATTTGTATTATTTGCAACAGTTCCTGTACTTAAATTAAATTGTACCCCATTACCATAACCACCTACTATAAACGAAAGTTGAGTATAATTTCCTGCTTTAGCATAAACACTTTGAAGTCTATTGAAATTAAAACTACCTTGATAAAGATAACATTGTGTACCTGTTGCCTGTAATTTATAAGCGTTTGAAGTTCCATCGAATCCTGTTTGCCCACCTGTTACAGTTGCCTCAGATGGATTCCAATCTCCACTCGTAAAAGTATTAGAATAATTAATTAAGTTATAAGGCACAGATTCAATTAACCCCGCACTATTAACTCTCGTTGCAGTCGTTGCTCTCGTTACTACCAAATCACCACTACCATCAGTAGGTTTTATCGAATAAAGTTTGTCTTCCTTATACGCGTTCGGCGTCACGCAAAGTGAAGCACTATCAAATAAACTCATATATTTTCTATTATATTAATTAAACATTGTTTCGCCTCAAACGTACCGCTATCAGCAGCAACCCTTGCTATGAAATCTATTACTGCCTCTATTTCGTTTCCTAATATTTCAGTTTCACCCGACCAACTTACAGAGTAAACACTACCCCAACTAATATCATTAGTGATAGCACCTTGCCCCCAATAAATATCATTGTTATTTACACCTTGCCCCCAATCTATATTATTTGCCATTTTCTATTTTTGTTAAAAATAATTCTAACTTCTTTTTGTTTTCTTCTTTAGGTTTGGTATAACTACCTACCTTTTTTCTTTTCTTTTTACAACACCCAAGATCCATAGAAATTGTCGGTATCAGGGAACATATCCCCGTTAGAGTTACTATTATATTCAGGAAAAGTTGCGTTGTTAAAACACATAAAATCTATAAAACGTTGTGTATAATGTTGTGCAATATCACGTTCTTTTTCTACCAAGTAATCAATTTCGTTTTTCTCTACACTTGTAGAATTTTCAGCAGTATGTTTAAATACTCCTTTATTAGCTATTGTATAAGCAGCAAAAGGTAAATATTGAACCATAGCAAAATGAATTAACATCGGTTTAATGTAATCAGTAAGCAAGTTCTTATACTTTGTGTTAATAGTTAAACTAATATCACCGCTTATAATCAAGGTTTGAAACTTGTTATATAAATCAGTTCCTAAATAGTTTTGAATAGTTATATCCTGTGCTATTTTTATATATTGGATAAAATCATCAACGTCTAAATTTCCATTTAGTATAGTGAATCTTTTTACATCCTCAGTACTTATTAATAATGCGTAAGCCATTTTCTAATTGTTTTTAGGTAAAAATCCTTTGTTTGGCATATCTATTGGTCGTTTGGAAACTAATTCCTCATTTTTAACTATATAACCATATTGTGCAGCTTTTGCACCTGCTATTATTCTTGCTTTAGGTGAATTAACATCAATGTTTACACCTTCAAAACTTGCGTAAACTTGTTTATTCCATCTATGATGACAAGCACCACCGCCTTTGTATAACCATATTGAATAAGTGTCAGCGCCACGTGGTCCCCAACCTTTATTTACCGCTTGTTCCGACATTCTAATAATATCTTCTTTACGATAAATTTTATCAGCTTCTTTCATTTTTTTACAAAACAATCTACTATCAGCAGAAATTTCACCCGCATAAACGTAACGAGTTATAAATCTAATTCCGTCAATGTTTTCGTCTTGCTCACTTTTAGCGTTTGGTCTTGCAGAACCGGTACTTACAAAATTATAAATTTTAGATAGTAAACTTTGTTTTGGCTCTTTATTCAATAATTCGTTTTCGGCATCGTCGGTATCGTAGTCAACTTCGCTTTCGTCAATTAATAACCAATTTTCGTTAGGTGTTTCTCCCAAGTCTATTAAATCATTTGCAACTTCGTCGTCTAAAGTATTGTCGCTTGAACAACATACTTTACTCATTTTAACGCCTGTTTCTTCTTCTTTCGTTTCTGCGTTTAATGTATTTACATCTATAAAATCAAGTGGTTGTATTGTCTTAAAATATAGGTTTAAAGCAATTCCGTTTACAGATAGTATTTCGTCTAACGCTTCAATGATTTCTAATTGATAAGGTCTAATAACAATATTGTCAAATAAACGTGTAGCAGTTTCTATTTCATCAGCATTGTTACCTAAACCACCGCCTGTATCTCTAATTCCTAAAAGCATTGGACTTGTAACTCTATGCCCAACGATTAATTTTTCAAAACATTCGGTAGATAAATATTGATAATGTGCAGGAGCTTCGTTTAATGGAATATCGTCAACTGTAGTTTTATTTTCAGCACTTGCGTTAAAAGATACAATTACTTTGTCGCCTTTGCTTCCTGTTAATTTACGTTTAACTTCGTTTGCTACTTCTTGACGTTTTTCTTCAGGTGGTATGTTATTGTTAAAGTTAATTACTTTTGTACCACTAAAACCATTCATTACATCGTTGATCAAGTAATCGGAAATTTCTTGTTCTAAAGTTGCGTATGGTAAAGCACCCGAATAATCTATCGGAGTATAATAGTGATAACCTGAAACGTATGGTTTAATAACGTATAATTCAACTTCTTTTCCGTTACCAAATTTAAAAGCAGGTATGCGTTTTAATACGTCACCTTTTCTGTAATTTGACCAATCGTGATGATAAAACCACGCTTCAATTTCGCCTTTATCGTTACATTTTTCTGCTCTTAACGTGTGCATTGGAAAATGCTCAACTGATTTAACTTTACCATTCAAGTAAATAACCTGCATTGCAGCCATTCCAAGCAATTTACGTTCTAAAGCAACTTTACGCAAACAATCCTTTTTTAAGATAGACATCATTTGTGCATACTCGTTTGGCTTACGATTTGAATCAGTAGCATCGATTCCTTTTCCATAAATCATATTAGCAACACCTGTTATAATAGCGTGATTTGTATTTGAGTACAAAAATCTATCAATAAGGTATTGAAAATAGTTGTTATCTACGCCATATTCAACGAACTCTTTGTTTTTAGATTCAGTTATAGTTGGAGAATTATAAGCGCTTAAACTTAAAATGTGTACGTTATCCATAAATTATAAATTCGTTATCTGAAGTTCTTTGCGTGTAAACATTTTTGTTTATACTAAATTCTTCAATTATTTGGTTTGTGCAAAATATTTTGTCTCTGTAAACTACATCAGTACCATTTAAAATAGTCAAATTGTAGAATTTGTTTTCTATTATCGGAAATACCAAATTAGTAACTGCGTAATATTTATCAATCGAAAATACGCACCCGATAGTTTCTTCTGTATTTGCTTCTTCATCTCTTAAAACAATAGCATCAGCTTCTAAACCATCAATCGTAGCGTAAAGATTTTGTGCCGTTGCTTGTTCTTTTAAAATTATCATTCTTTTTATTTAAAAATAAATAATGTGTTGAATTGTTAAAACAAAAAAAGGGTAACTAAAAAGCTACCCTTAATTAAATTTAAAGTTGATTATTAAGAACCAACAACTACAGTGAATCCTGCAGCAGTAAGTGTGTCACCAATAAAGTTAGCAGGTACTTGTTCTTGCCCTGTTAGCGTTAATGTGTAACCACTTAAATCACCCATAGCACCACCGGTTACGATAGTACCACCTGTAACATCCATTCCGTGGTCTAAACCTGCATAGAAGAAATTTCCGTTGTTATCTTCTACGATAACTTGTGGACGCCCGTAAGCCATTAATTTCAATTCTTTGTGGTCTTTAACTGTTAACTTTTTGAAAGTCAACTCTAATACTTGCTCGTAAAACGTTGTTCCGTTTTCTCTTGAGCTATTTACGTTTTGTGTAAATGTAGAAGCACCTTTTAAATCGTATTTGTAAGCAGTTGGAGTTCCTAATACTGCATCGATTACGTCGGTATTTGTAACATCGTAAGTATAACCTGTTGCGTCTCCGTAATTAACGAAATAAACCGCTTTTAAGCCACCTACTGAATCTTTACATACTTCTAATCTTCCACTTGATAAATCACAAGCCATATGTATATATTTTATTAGTTAATTAAAAAAAAGGGTGGCGTTTATTTCACCACCCCTTGAAGTTTAGTTTGCTTAAAATTAAGCAGGAGTGTAAAGAACGATATCAGAACCAATTCCGTATTGAACACCTGCAGTAAATCTCATTACGATTCTTACATTCTGAGATCCGTCGATGTCAGCCATATCAATCACTTTCACTTCGTTATGGTCAGATAATAAACCTGTTCCGAAATATAAGTTAGATTTTTCAGCAGCCATCATATAGTTGTTAGCTAATCCGTTTGCAACAAATATTTTAACTCCGTCAAAAGTTAAACTTCCGTTGTTAAACCATTGTGTACCCATTGTGTTAGTACCATTAGCACCTAAACCTGAAGCAGCAAAACCACCTAAAGCACGAACGTAAGCACGAGCAACGTTTTGAGATACATAGATATATAAATCTTCTTTTCCGTATAAAGCAGCAGGAATAGCATCAACTACTTTTCCTAATTCAGCAATAACGTTAGCAGCAGTTACAG